GAGCTCCCCGGCCGTGGCCATCGCCATCGCCAACGTCAACCGCCGCACCACCGTCTGACGAATGACTTGGCCGTCCTGCACCCAACCTCACGCGGTTACGTTACTCCACGCTACCCAGCCCTCTCGAGCTCCTCAATCGCCCGGTTGAGATACCAAGCCGCCTTTTTCATGTCCTGCAGTCGCTTTGTCCCGCCCTCTTTGTGATCGCTGCGCCAAAGATATTTCTGGATGTTGCCCCTGCAGTACGCGATAAAACCATCAAAGCCAAGCGAGGCCCGGATCGCATCGATGCACTCCACCCCACTCTGCGTGTAATGAGCCGGGTGATTAACCAGATCCTCGTTTTCCATTGGCGCCCCTATCAGTGACACGGTTCCTTGTTAAGTCGCGCCGCCTCGCTACGCAATTCGGCGTAGAGACCGGTGTACGTGTAGTCGCCCGCCTCATGCCTGCCGCTGCAGTCATAAAGCCAGTCAAGAAAGTCCTGGCGCTGTTGCTGCACCGCCGGATCACACGGGTTCACCATCGTTTTTTTTGGGAGTAGTCGTTGACAGCAGCGGCCCCACCACCGCATCCACCTCGTTGAGGAGGTGTGTACGCACCTGCGAGTTGCAGTCCCACCATCCCCACTCGTAGAGATAGTCCTCGGCAGCATCTGGATCCGGCTGTTCCGGCGTCACCACATCCGCCACGTAGGCGAACACCGCCGCCATTCGCATGGGGTGGTCAATGGTGAGCTCATTGAACTGCCGATGCCAATACAACTCGAGGCACCGCTCGATCACCTCACTGCGCACTCGTGGCACAGCCCGCTGCCCCTACACCCTAGCCGTCACGACCCGTTTTGGTTGCCCCTGGTACTTCGCAGAGTTGTCCATCGCAATCCTCTAAATGAAAAACGGCATACATTGAGCATTCCTGCGCAAACCGCAGATCCTTAAGTGACTCAGGCAATTTGAACGAGCAGCCGTAGCCATCCCAGAAATTGCAGATTGTGCATAACGGGCCCTCTTTGTTGTAGGTGGCCACCTCCCTTCTCGGAAGCTGCGGCGCAACATTTTTGTAGTTACGCCCATTACGGATGTTGTTAACCGTCTGGCGGCTAACACCCAACCGAAACGCCACCACAGTATCTGTATCGGGGCACTGAAGGATGTAAATAACGTCATGGGGGGTGAGCCTCGAGTTATGGGCCACCTACGCAGTCCTCAACGACGCACTCAGCGCCCGGCCACCGGTTTTTGACATAGCGAACCACATCTCTACGAGTTGGAGCCGGCAACAACGCCGTCATTGGTCTAGCACTTTTGAAAAGCATACGAACGCGATACATTCTTGATTTTTGCCCCGGCTTCGGCCTTGAGACCCCAGCACCGAGTACAGCGCTATCCGCCTCAGGACTGCGCCACGTCAGCACCCGATTGTCCAAATTGCTTCTCATTTGCAGTCCCCCCACGAGGGTCCAAAGCCACCCTCACCAATGAGCTTGACCTTGTCGCCAAGGATCGAGCGCCCCGCCTCCTCCATTTCCTCAAGCATCAACTCAAGCACTGGTTTTGCGTCCCCCTCGTCACACTCAACGAGGTATGAGTCATGGACGCTGGCGATCAGCCTCGCCGACTCAGGCAGCTTCCGCTGAATTTCAATCATCGCTGCCTTAGCGATGTCCGCCCCCGTGCCCTGCACGAGGTTATTGGCCTGTGTGGTTACCTTGTTGTCTGCTCCAAAAAGGAACCGACGGCGTCCAATCACCGTCCTTACGTCCTTACCCGAAATCGCCCGAGCCTCACACTCGCGGTGCCACGCCCCAAAGGCTGGGTACGCCGCGTGCCACATGTCGTAGAAGCCCCCGGCCTCTTTCATGGAGATGAAGATGCCCACGGTGGCAAAGTAATTGAGCAACCCCCGATGGTGGCTGCCGTAGAGCAAACCGAAGTTGGCGCTTTTGGCCGCCTGGCGCTGCTTCTTGTCCACCCGATCCATCGGCACGTTGTACATCAACGACGCCGTAAGGGTGTGAACGTCCTGCCCCGCGTTGAAGGCATCGAGCATCTTCTGCTCCCCCGCCAACGCCGCTGCAATTCGCAGCTCCATCGCCGAGAAATCCGCCTCGACAATCACCCGCCCAGCCGCCGGCCTAAACGCGCAACGGAACTCTGGGTCCCTGGGAATCTGCTGCAGGGACGGACCACTACTGGACCAGCGCCCCGTCCCCGTACCGAGCTGCATAAACCGCGCCCGAATCCTGTGATCAGGATCGGTGTGCTCAGTCAATTTCTGCGCCATGCCAAAGCGCTTTTCGACGTTCCTGTAGTTGCGGTACATCCGCACCAACTCATCGCTCTGAAACCGAGCCAACACTTTTTTGTCGAGCGACGCCTTGCCGTTGTCATCCACGGGCTCAATGCCCAGCGCGTTGAAGTGCTTCAGCACCTGCTGGGCCGAGTTGACGTTGAAGCCCGCATACCGCTTGGTGCCCAACCGCACCGTGCCCACATCCTTCGCCCGGGTGTTGAACGTGCCGTCCTCTTCACGAGGCAACGCCTCCAACCCCTCGCTCTGCAGCCGCCCATCCAGCGTCTCAAGGAAGCACTGCTGACAGGCCGCCACCTCCTCCTCATACGTCCTGAGCGTCACACCAATGGCATCCGGGTCCAGTCTCATGCCGGTGGACTCCATTTGAACCACCGACGGAATCAGCGCGCACTCGAGGAGATAGGTGTCCCAAAGCCCTTGCTCACGGAGCTTGCGGTGCAGCAGCGTGCGCGCCTGAAGCGTGTAGCGCACGTCGTTCATCGCGTAGGTCAACTCCTCCTCGGTAAGCTCGGCCTCCATCCAGTTGTTTTTCTGCAGCGTCTTATCAAGCGCCACCTCGCACTCGCGCTTCACGATCGCGCCGAGGTTGTGCTTGACGTTTGCCCGCCCGTTGTAAAGGACCTGCGACGCCAACATGGTGTCCCACAACTGCGGCAGATGGGTCGCCGTCGGTTTCCCACCGAGGTAGATGCCGCAGCCAAGCATTACGCGGTAATCAAAAGCCAGGTTCTGACCGACGACCTCGATCTCCTCGCGCTGCAACGTCTCCCGCAGAAACCCAAGCTCGGCCGACCCCAGCTCAAAGGTGTCGAGGTAAAACTCCACCCCCTCGTCGTTAGCGAACTGAAGCAAGCGAACCTGCCCCCACCCACCAAACGCCGCCGGCGCCATTGCCGTTTCGGTGTCAAAGCAGAACACCAAGCCAAGCTGCTCAAACCGACGCTCCAGCGCCGGGCACTGCACCAACCTCACCCAAACACCTCCTGCGACGTAACGCCGTTGCGCACAAGAAAGTCCAAGAACTCGCCATTTTCAAGGCAAGTGGCGTACTCAATGTCCGAAAGGATCATTACCAGCAACGCCGCGCTGACGGTATTGCCGTACTTGACGCGCAGGAGCTGCAGCAAGTCTTTGCGCCGATCCGCCCAAATCCTCCACGCCGCCTCGGCATCCTCGAGGTAAGCCAGCTCCCCATGCCTAGCGGGCTGCCAAGTCCGGGACTGCTGCCCACAATCCCACTGCTGCGCTGTCACGTCCGTCAAAGCCATTAACTACCTAAGTAAGTATGACCTAGAGTTTGACCCCTGTCAACCTAACGAGGTGCGGTAACGCTCCCGCAGTTCAAAGAACCCCTCGAGGTCCTCCTCCTGGTCCATCAACAGCCGGGCGTAGCTGGCGGTGAAGTTGTTGTTGAGCCTGTACGAGGTGGCATCTGCAGTGGTCTGTACCGCCTCCTCGTAGCGCAACACCTCCCACAGCGCCTTGATGCCGTAGCGGTCAACGCCGCGGACCTTGAGCTTGAACGCCAACCGCTTGAGCCGCTCGTAAACGTGCGGGTTCTCGCGGTGAAAGCGCTGGAACTCAAGGTCAATCCGTTGCACCATCCCCTGAACTACTGACGTAACTAGCCGCAATGCTACTGCGTCGGGTCAGATTCGTCGAGCGAGGGAGGCGCAGCCTCGTGCGCGCGCGCGTAGACAGCCTCCGAGTAGGGAAGAAGGGCTAAATCGCTGTCAGGGCCTTGCATCTCATCCCTACTCGAGGGGGTAGGCGGTAGGGAAAAGCGAGGGGACTCCATTTCCCTACTTCCTACTTCACAAGTAGGGATGAGATCACTGTCTACGACAGGGATATCTACCTTCTTCCCTACTTTCTCTCTCTCTCCCCCTATTAGAGAGTTGTAGACCCACGGCCCACCCTTTCCCTGTCCCTTAGCGCGTCTCACGAGTCCAGCCTCAGAGGCTTTTACGAGGGCCTTTTCAATGGCCTTGCGGCTGAACTCGGAGCCAATGACGTCACACAGTGAGGCGGTGGTGTGCGGCCCACTTGTATCCACGAGCGTGACCACCCGATCCAGCGCCGTGTTGCCGGAGCGCGCATTGCGCTCGTAGTACTCGAGGATGGTGAAGACATCCCGTACCCGGTCCAGGCGGCACAGCAGCTTTTGGTCAACCCCTCGGTTTTTGGATCCCGGGGAGATGATCCGGTCAGTACCGACGTCAAGGCCGTTAGAGGCGCACTGTTCTTCCGATGGGCGCGTCATTCGCCACACACTTGAGCACGCCGCCTCTATTGCCGTCGACCCTCGAATCGCCCCGCCCTTGTTGAGGTGATGGAGGACAAAGAACGTTACCGGCTGATCCAGCACCAGTTGTTGCAGGTCGTAGATGGGGTTTGCCACCGCCGCCGAGTTTTCGTCGATGCCCGTGGTGCGGTTACACGAAGCCAGCGAGTCGATGATGACGAGGTCAGGTTGGAACTTGGCAATTCTCCGCTCAAGCGCCGTCACCATTGTCCACTGGAAGCCAGGCCAGTAGTCAAGAGTCCCTTTAGGCCACAGCGGCGCATAAG